ATGAAAAATAAAATAGACATCAGCCCAATATTATATGTAATAATAATGGTTATAGTATTTGCAACAGCTCTTTAAAGACTTCCGGTGAAATATTTGGTTACCGCAGAGAGGGTTCGTATATTTACAGGGTAAATGAGGCGCGAAGCCAATAGAACAATAAAAATAAAGGTTATATTATGACAAAACAAGAAGTTCAAAAATTCAGAGGAGATTTTCAGAAAGCAGTTGCTCAATTAGAAAATCAGTATGGTGTTAATATTTCATTAGGTACTATCAGATATGATGTAAATGGTTTAAGTGCGAAAATGAAAGCCGAAAAAGGTGAAAAAATCGTTCGTGCTACTAAAGATGATTTTCAAGTTGGAGCAATTGTTGGTATTAACCATAAAACGGTTAATTCTAATGATGAATTTAAAATTATTAAAATTAACAATAAAAACATTAAAGTTCAGAAAATAAATGTTGGTGATGGTAGAGTAGGAGCTCTTATGAATGTTTCACCAAGTCTATTAGTTAAAAAGTAATTAAAAGTAATGCGCAGGAGGCTTGGCTCCCCGAAAGAGCTTTCGTATATTCACGGTATATTAATAATTAAAAACAAATAAAGGTTATGGTAAATTCAAAAGACATGCAAGAAGCAAAATATTTAACAAAAGCTAACATTTCAAGTTTAGCTCCATCAGTATTCGCAACAACACCAAGTAGTGATGTTTCAAAAAAATACACACATATTCCAACAGAAAGAGTAATTGATGATATGGAATTATTAGGTTGGAAACCAATTGAAGCTAAAGAAGTTAAAGCGAGAAAGAAATCAACTAAAGGATTTCAAAAACATTTACTAGTTTTTAGAAATGATGATGTTGTTATTAATGGTGAAGATGGTGATACAGTATACCCACAAATTATATTAACTAATTCTCATGATGGGAAAAATTCATTCCAATTCCAAGCAGGTTTATTTAGATTAGTTTGTGCAAATGGATTAGTAATTGCAGATACTCAGTTTGAAGCAGTTAAAATGAGACATATGGGTTATTCATTTGAAGATTTACAAGTTAAAATTAAAGATATGGTTGAAAAATTACCATTAACAGTTGAATCAATGAATAAAATGAAAGCTCAAGAAATGACAGAAGAATCAATTCTTGCTTTTGCTAAAGATGCTATTAATACAAGATTTCCAGAAAAAGAAATGAAACGTATTGACATCGATTTAAAGCAACTTGTAGTTCCAACTCGTAAAGAAGATACAGGATCAGATCTTTGGTCAGTATTTAATGTAGTTCAAGAAAAAATCGTTACAGGTGATTTTGGATATTATGCAGGTGGTAAATTTCGTAAAGCTCGTGAAATTAAAAATTTCAAACAAGATATGGTAATTAATAAAGCGTTATTTAATGTAGCATTAGAATATGCCTCATAAAAACGTAATTTGGATTAATGGTTGTTTTGATGTGCTCCACATGGGGCATATCAAACTCTTCCAAAGGGCAAGACAAATGGGTCTTCCGGTGATAGTAGGAATAGATACGGATGATAGAATTCAGTCGATGAAAGGAGAGAACCGCCCTATTAATGATCTNCATCATAGAGTAGAATTCTTAAAAGCTATTAAATATATTGATGCGGTGGTGTCTTTCTCAACAGATGATGAGTTAATTGAAATAATTAAAGAACATTCCCCGAAATATATGCTAATTGGAGATGACTATAAAGATAAGGACATAATAGGTAAGGAGTTTATTAAGGAAATTATATATGTGAAGAGNTATGGGGANTTAAGTTCTTCGGATATTATAAACGGAACCCACAAAACGTGATATTTATAATAAAAATATTCCAGCATGGCAATAACTAACTTCACAGCAGCAGAAATGCACGGTCAGGGCGTAGTGGGTCCTACATTAACTCAAACCGTACAACTGACATTCACTAACTCACCCTCTTCGGATGGTCAATATTCGGCAGGATATCTTATCTTACAAGCTAACCCAACAGCGGATACTCAAATCCCACAAGCATCTAATATAGGAGAAAAATATTTCTTTGTAGGTGATGATGGAGAATGGTCTACTAAAGCAGCAATTGCTAATAATATGACTAATACTATTGCTATACCGGTTAGAAAGGCGGAAAATGATGGATCCGCCGTAACACAAGGTATTTTATATAGAAAAGTAATTGATACTAACGGTAATTACTTAATGAGTAAAGGAAGTGGTAAACCATGGCCCACTCGTTATGATCTTCTCCTACCGGCCAACGCCTTAGGATTAGAAGTTATTGGATATGATCCTTCAATTTCATATGATAGATTTGCTGGTACTCGACAAATGAATTGGAATCCTGATCCTGAAAATACTGAATTAATTTGCACTGATTCTTTTGGAAACGTTGTTGGTCCTCCTTTTGGAAGAGATGCAAATTTTTGTGTTGATTTTGACAACAACGGTTTCATAGAGAAAATATATGTTGAAGAATTTGAAAAAGATATTCCTATTGCTTTAGGATTAACTATTATGTGTAACGGACCAAATGCCGAATCCAAATACCATAACTTAGGTGTTAAATTTAGTGATTCTAGATGTTTAATGGATGAAGTAGGTACTACAACTGATGAATATAGAGTTATTTCTACCGGAAATTTCGCGCTTAAGATGGAAGACGTTTAGTATATACGTATTTATAGATGCTATATTGTCGAAGAGAGAAGTTTCGAGACCGCTTTTACAACTAAATTTGGATGAGCTAAAAATCGTTCGTATATTTACCCCATATTAATTAAATAAAGGTTATGTCACTACAAAAATTACAATTAAAAGAATCCGAACAATACTTCCCTTCTAAAGGTATTGAAGATGCTTCTTTCTTTACCTTAACTCCTTCCCCTAAAGGTGGTGGGTGGGAAGATGTTACATATTTTACAAGTCGTAAAAAACTTTCTTACACTAATCGTGATGGAGATCATGATTCTTGGGTATATGTCTTATCTAATCCTGCTCAACCCGGGATATTTAAAATTGGTTATACTAGCAATACACCCGAAGAAAGAGCTAGACAATTATCTAATGCAACCGGTGTTGCTTTACCTTATGAAGTTGAGTATGCTTATAGTTGTTGGAATGGGTTAGAATTGGAAAAAGATATACATGAAAGATTAAATGAATATCGTTTAACTAAACAACGTGAATTTTTTCAAGTTGATTTGGAAGAGGCAAAAGAAATTATCAATGAGATAGGAGAAAGTTATGTATAGATTTTTAATTTGGCTCCCCCAAATATTGTTCGTATATTAATATAAAATAAAGGTTATGAATTTAGGTTACGCTTGTATCAATACTGCTTTAAGTAGCAATGGAATAATGACAAATCGCACAATGCGTCGAAAAACATTCGATGCTAAGGGCATTGATTATGTGTCAGATTTATCTCTATTAAATGTTAAAGATTTAAAAACTATTATTCAGTGGAATAACGAGATGGGTATTAAATTATTTAGACTCTCTTCTCAAATATTCCCATGGTCCGATGAATATANTATTAAAGATCTTAAAGATTATAANGAAATTTGTGCTCTAATGTTAGAAATTGGAAATATTGCAAAAAATGCAGGTCAACGTCTTACGATGCATCCAGGCCCATATAATTGTTTAGCTTCACCCACAAAAAAGGTTGTTGAGAAAACCATTAGAGAACTTAACTTCCATAGCTTACAATTTGATATGATGGGGTATGAACCATCCCCATACAACAAAATTAATATCCATGTTGGAGGCGCATATAACGACAAGGAATCTACATTAATACGTTTCTGTGATAATTTTGAATTATTGGATACTAACACCAAAAAACGGCTAGTAATCGAAAATGATGATAGCCCAAATGAATATTCTGTTAAAGATTTATTGAATGGCGTCCATTTAAAAATTGGCATACCTATTACATTTGATTATTTTCACCATAAATTTAATACTGGTGGTTTAACAGAAGAAGAAGCATTAATTGTAGCATCTTCTACTTGGCCTGATGGTATTGCTCAATGTTGTCATTATTCTGAAAGTAGAAGGAAAGAACAATTAGATGAAACTATTAGACCTCAAGCCCACTCAGATATTATCTATGAAAAAATCCAAACTTATGGGTTAGAGCCTGATATTGTAATTGAAGCTAAATTAAAAGAGCAAGCAATATTTAAAAGAGTTATTTAAGGCTTCCGGTAAAGTATTTGGAGAAGCCAAATATTGTTCGTATATTTACCCCATATTAATAATTAAAAATAAATAAAAGTTATGAGTAAAATAAATGTAAATTCCAAAAACAGTATCCTAATCAATAATAGATTATATATTACTGCATTAAAAGCATCTTTAATTTCAAAGAAATTATTTGAAGAATTTGTAAGTACAGGAAATAATATAAACCACCCTGTAAAGGGGCTTCATTATGAATTCACAGGTAATTATTCAAGATCTTAACCATGAACTCAGTAAAAAAACACTTTATAGATAAAGCTACATCTAGTGAAGTTCTTAAAATCGTAAATTGTCTTGACCAAGCTAGTAGAGCAGGTTTGACAGTTGAAGTAGTTTATACAGCTCTACAAACAATAAAACAATCACCCAGTATTTCACCTTTATTAGCTATGCAGATAGCGGTTGAGGATTGGGATATCTAATTTAAAATAAATAAAATGGAAAAAACATCAGAACCTATTACAATGGAAGAAATGCAAGCCCTACATGATGAGTGGTGGGATAGTTTAACTAATGAAGATAAAGAAAAATTATTCCGACAGCAAAAGGAAGCAGAAGATTTCTTTTACAATCAAAAACAAACTAAAGAAGATCTTTTAGGACCTAATAGCCATTTAGGTATATAAATCCGCGTTTTTAGCGCATTTTTATGCGTTTTAATGCATTTAAACATTAGTTGTATGTAATTATATGTAATTTATTTTACTTAATTATATACAACTTTTTTTGTTTTTTTAGATTATTTGGGTTAGTTATATTTATCACATATATTTAAAGTTATATGGGACACTACGAAGATGATATTATTTACATTCACAACATAGTTGTTGAAGAAGGATTACAGAATAAATTTGACATCCAATTACAAAAGATGTCTTTACAAGAAAAACATAGGTTTAAATCTGTTAAAGAAAAATGGGATTACGCTTTATATAGAATTAAGGGTGGAAAATCTATCGAAAAACATTAAGATGGATTTAAACAACTTATTTAACTTATTTCCTCCTAAAGATCTTGCTGAACAGGATGATATTTACGTAGATTTTACGGAATCACCATCATATTATTTAGGTATGTGGAAGAAAATTATTTTAAATCATATAAATTTTAATAAGAAAATATTACAATTTTTTAAAACTAGTTCTGAAGAATTAAATATTGCTGATGTAGCTGAAGCTGGAAAGCATGTTGTGTTTAATAGGGCTTGGTATTATTTAAAAAGTGTAAACTTAAATGATGAAGATCATATAGAAGCTATTAAAAAACACCAAGATGATTATTTAGAAACATCTTTAGAACTTGGAATAAAACACTTCCAGAAAACAGAAGAGTATGAAAAATGTGCTCATATTCTTAAAATCTTAAAAGAATCTCAAAAAATTCAAATCTAAACTTGGATACCACATTTCCCCCCGGTACCTTGGAAATACGGGAATTTTGAAAAATTAGGAATGATTAGGGAAATAAGGGATGTGAATATGAGGGTGGATGGGTAAATAGGGATTCGTATATTATCACATATTAATTAATTAAATAAAAGTCATGGATTTTAGAAATAAAGTGTTAGTGGACAAAAGGTTCACTCAAATCAAATCAAAGGTAAAAAATTTAGACCTTATGGTAGCTAGAGGTCAATCATCTCAACAAGATTTTAGAAATGGTCTCAAAGATCTATATGAAACTGTTGAAGATCTTGAATCAATAATCGAAAGAGAAACTCAAGAATTAAGAAACGGATAAATTTAAAAATAAAAGTTATGAAATTAACAGCAGAAAAGATACAATCTAATTGGGAAGATTTTCATTCTAATATAAAAAAATATATTAAGGGTGATAGACAAACACAATTATTAGCATTTTATACTAAATTTCAAGAGCGTCTTATGATGATGCCTGCTTCACATAAAAAAGAGTACCACAATGCATTCCCAGGTGGGTATATTGATCATGTAAATAGAGTGGTTAGGTGTGCTCTTAAACAATATGAATTATGGAAAGAAGAAGGAGCAGATATTACTACCTTCACAGTTGAAGAATTAGTATTTTCTGCTATTAATCATGATTTAGGTAAAATGGGAGATGATACTCATGAATCTTATTTACCTCAGACTGATAAATGGAGAAGAGATAAATTAGGTGAAGATTATATGCACAATAAAGCTATTGCATTTGCTGCTGTTCCAGATAGAGGTTTATTTTTACTCCAACAACATGACGTTAAATATACATTTAATGAAATGATAGCTATCCAAACACATGATGGTTTATATGACTCGGCAAATGAAAAATACTTAAAATCATATATGCCAGAAACTAAACCTAGAACTTCATTACCTTTTATTCTACATCAAGCCGATATGATGGCAGCTAGAATTGAATTTGAAATTGAATGGTTACCTAAATTTAAGAATAACTTGGATGGGCAAAAAAGTAATTTTACATTGGGTACTAATAGCGGAAAACCTAATATTAAAAATAAAGCTTTAGGTTCTATTAAAAGTGAAGGCTTAAAAAACATATTCGATAAATTATGATCATATCAGGTTCAACCATAGTTATTATACTTCTTTCAATAATTGTAATTCTTTTAGGGTTTACAACCCTTAATTTACTTAGAAAAAACGAAAAAGCAGAGGATATTGTTGTTGGTTATCTTACGTATCTAGATCAAATATCTAGAGTAATTGAAGCCGCAGATGTTAAGATTAAAAAAATTGACATCAAAGGTTCATTCGAATCAGACGACGAGATAGGTTTTTTCTTTAAGCAAATGAAAAAAATACAAGAAATTCTAAATGAATTTCAATTGAAAAAGTTTAAATAATGGATGAGATAATAAGAAGGCATAAAGCTCAAAAGCAGAGCAGAGTATATTTTACAAAAGAAACAGAAGCCGCGATTGTTAAGTACAATCGCTCTTCTGATCCCGAAGAACGAAGTGATTTATATCAAAATCATATACATTGGGCTTTTTATAAATTAACAGAAAACATAATTCATACTTTTAAATTTTATTATACTGATGGTGTTGAGAATTTAGAAGATTTACAACATGAAATAATTACTTTTTTATTATCTAAAATACATAAATTTGACCCTACTAATGGGGCTAAAGCTTATTCTTACTTTGGTACTATTGTTAAAAGGTGGTTAATAGTTTATAACCAAAAAAATTATGGTAAGAAAATAAAAAATATTTCTATATCGGATTTAAATCATTATTCTCAATTAGACACTACAGACCCAGCATTTATAACATCTAAAAGAGTTGAAGATGATGTTGCTAATGTTGTAAGTAATGAAGAATTTAGTAATATAACAGCTTCTAAAATACCTAAAGAATATAAATATGAAGATAGGTTATCATTATTTGTTGATTATTATGTAGAATGTTGTACCGATAAAATTTATGAATTATTTCCTAAAGGGAATGATGCTACAATAGCAGATGCAATTTTAGAATTATTTAGAAAAAGAGAAGCTATAGATGTTTTTAATAAAAAAGCACTTTATATCTATATACGTGAAATGGTAGATGTTAAAACTCCTAAAATAACTAAAATAGCAAATAAGTTATATGGTATTTTTAAAGTGAAATATTTATTTTATTTAGAACACGGATATTTTCCTCCAAAATAGTTTTAAAAATATATATTTATAACCAAAAATTATGGGACAATTAGATTCATTAGTTTTTGGTAAAAAATCTTTTTCCGATATATTGGAAGAAATTTACCAAAACCAAAAAAAGAGAGACGCTCAAGTAGTAGCATTAATATCTGAATTAAAACCATTAGTTCAAGAAATAGGTGATGCTACTCTTATAGTACCTCTTATTAAAGAATATATGGAAATTGGAGTTAAAAATGATGATGCCTTAATAAAAATGGCAACTATAGTACAAAGAGTACTCCAAAATGAAGGAGATGGTGATGCTTTAGGTATTACAGATGAAGAAAAACAACAACTATTAGCTGAGATGGATAAACTTCAGTTAGATAAATAAGCACTTCAATGCCAAGATTATCAACAACATTAGCATCATTTTCACCTACAACTACAGCTCAATCTGTTAAATCTGGTGTTTTTGCAGCTAGAGTAAAATTTGCAATGGTAGATGATACTCAACAAAATCAAGTATTTTTAGATTTTGGGGAGTGGAGTTCTATAGGTTGTATATTTTTTGATAGATTAAATCAACCAAACCCAAACCCTCAATTTACATCTGATAATTTTGCAAGACCTTTATTCCCTAATAACTCTAATATACCATTACAAAATGAGTTAGTGTATATTATGGCTTTGCCTAATAGTAATGTTCAATCTGATGTTAATGAGGTAGCATATTATTATTTTCAAGCAATTAATATATGGAACAGCACGCATCACAATGCTATACCAGACCCTATATATGGAGATGCTAATCCAGAATCTCAACAAGCCGATTATCAACAAACAGAAGCAGGATCTGTAAGAAGAGTAACTGATGGTGGAACTGAAATTAATTTAGGTGAAGACTTTAGTGAAAAGTTAGAAGTAAGAAATCTTCAACCCTATACTGGGGATTTAATATATCAAGGTAGATGGGGTCAAACTTTTAGATTTGGTTCTACATTGCAAGATTCTAATATTCCAAATCCTTGGTCAAATGCTGGTGAAGATGGAGATCCTATTACAATTATTAAGAATGGCCAACATGAAGAAGATACAGATCCTTGGGTACCGCAAGTTGAAGATATAAACACAGATTTATCTAGTATTTATTTAACATCAACTCAAGAAATACCAATTGAAGTTGCTAGTAAAAGTTATAAATCTTATGATTCTTCCCCTGAAGCAACCCCCATATTTACAGGGGAACAAGTAATTATAAACTCTGGAAGATTATTATTTAATTCAAAAACCGATAATATTTTATTATCATCNTTTGATACTATTAATTTAAACTCTGTTAATAGTGTAAATATAGATACACCAAAAACAATTATACAATCCCCAGAAGTATTTTTAGGAGATAAAGGTGCAACTGAACCTATTATATTTGGAGATAAATTTTTAAAAGATTTTCAAAGTTTAATGTCATCTTTAATTTCTTTATGTCAAGCATTAGGTACACCTATAGGGTCAGGACCCCCATTTGTGATTAATGGAGCTATTCCAGCACCCGCAACAGAAACACTTGTTAAAGCACAAACAATGTTAAATAAGATAAATGATTATAAATCAAAAGTTTCAAAAACTAAATAGATGTCAGCGTTATCAAAACTTTTTGTAAAGACAATATCTAGAGTAATTAAAAATACTACTAAGTTTGAAATATCTGTTGACGAGTTAATGGAAAAATTTAAAGACTCCTGCCCTCCTAAAGATCAACTATTACAAATTGTAAAAGAAAAAAATCAAATACAAACAGCTTTAAATACTGTAGTTAGTGCTTTTGCTAAACTGCAAACAACAGTAGACATAACAACCGTTATAGTTACAACTGTATCAGTTGCTGCTAAGGTTTTAACAGTAGTACCAGCACCACCTTTCTTTCCATCAGGCGTATTAGCTGAAGGTTTAGATATTTTAGGAAACTTATTAAAAAGTGCAAAGGGTTCATTAAAAATAGTTCCGGGAGCTGCAAAAACAATTACAAAAGCAGCACAAAGTGTACTTGATAAATTAGCATTATTAGATGGAGTGTTAAATAAATGTCTTGAAGAATTATTAAATAATGAAAACATGGCATGGGACCCTGAAAAAGAATACGGTGCGGGTGATGTTGTTACTTTCGGAAATAATACAGCAGCAGGAGATGGTTTTTGTTCATTAGGACCACAATATACAACCCAAGCTGCTTGTGAAGCCGCAGGTGGTACTTGGAATGCCTTTGGTAATGGGAATGGTTCAGGAGGTGGAGATGGTTCAGGAGATGGAAGTGGTGGAGGAAATGGAAGTGGTGGAGGAATAAGTTATTTTAAGTCATTAGGTGACGGAAACCTAAATAATGCACCTTTACCATCACAAATACCCCCTTTATGGACATCCTCTGATATAGTAGAAGCAAAAAACAATTTAGCACTAGAAATAGGAAACGTAGCGGCAGGAACTGGTATTAATGTAGATGTTAATTTAAATCAAAATGAAGAACAATTATTATTAGATCAACTAGGTGCTAATAGTAATGATCCCTATTTGTATCAAAAAACAGGTTTTAACAGTGCAGATTGGAGATTTATAATTGAAACTAATAATAATAATGATTTTGTATTTCCTCAAAGAAGAATAAGAGCTGAAAATATAAACCAATCAGATTCCAACCCCTTCAAAAATATAGTAGTATATAATATATTTGGTAAAAAATATTCATATAGTTTATCAGTTGAAGTTTTAGTTAATGAAGTTATATTTATAATTGAAAATTTAAATGTAACGTGGTATCAAAATAATAATATATCAGGATCACAATCTGCATCTTTAGACCCAACCGTAGATGATGCTTATTCTTTTGATTATGTGAATGTAGCAGGGAGTGGTGTAAGTGATCCAAACTCACTATTAACATCTTCTATACCAACATCTTCAACTAATGTAAATTTTATTCCTATTAAATTTAATGATGAAGTTATTGATTTTCAAAATTCATTTACTAATGCTTTTGGAAGTGATTCTTCTACTTTCCCAATTTCAGTACCAACCAGTTTAAACAATCCTTTAATAAATCAAATTAATGGGCTTATTACTACAACTCAAGTTTCACAATCTGTAATTATGGTATTAGAAACAGGTTTTAATAATGTTGGTGGTGGTGTTGGGTTTGGTAACTTTAATAATAATTTAGTTCCATCTATAGAAGTTAAATTCACCCCTGATGTTATTAAAACTTGGACTCCTAGTCTTTATCCTAACTTAACTGCATTTACAACTGGTTCTACTTCTGAAACAGAAAATCAGTTTGGTCAATCATTAATCCCATTTACTTATAATGCAGTTGGTTCTTATCAATTTAAATTACAAGTAATAAATCAAGCAAATATTAACAATTCTGTGGGGGCTAGAGTTCTATTAAAATTAGATTATTCGGGTTCAATTGGAACACCTTAGAATGTTATACACTATAAACATAAAAACTGCATAAAAATTAATTAACATAATATTTATAATAAAAAATGAAGTCATCACAATTAAAAGTAATAATTAAAGAAGCTGTAAGAGAAGCAATTCAAGAAGAATTGAAAGATATCTTATTAGAAGCTATTAAGACTCCCAAAGTTATAACCCAACCAGTTAACACGGTAACAGAAAATTTTTCTCCTGCACCTTTACCACCTCAACCACAAATGAGTGCTGAGGATAGAAGAGATGCATATAAAAATATTTTAGGTGAAACTGGAGCTCAATTTACATCTGCAAATGTCCCTCAATCATTTACCCCAAAACCAGGTTTTGATACCAGCAATGGAACATTACCATCAGGTGAAGTTGATATGACAATGATAGCAGGCTTAATGAAAAAATAATGGCTAGAATAATTCAAAGTAAGTACCCAATAGATTCAATTGCTCGAAGAGCAGTGGGGTTTTCACTTCCTTTTAATGGTCCTGCTGTATTTAACCCAACCTTCACAACAAGAGAACAAACAAAATCAAATTTAATTAATTATTTATTAACTAATAGAGGAGAAAGAGTATTTAGACCTTCGTTTGGGGCAGATTTAAGAACTTTACTTTTTGAAAATATTTTAGATCTTACTACAGATGAATTAAAAGAAAGAATTCAAAGTGATATTAATCTTTATTTTCCTCAAGTTATTGTTGCCCAAATAATATTTAATAACCAACCAGATAACAATTCTATTAATTTTACATTAGTATATGATATTGTAAACTTTGGTATAACTGATGAAATAAACATACTATTACAATAATGGCTGATTTAAAAAGAGACATAAGGTATATTGATAGGGATTTTAACCAATTTAGAAGCGCTTTAATTAACTATTCTAAAACATACTTCCCAGACACATATAATGATTTTACAGATACATCTACAGGTATGCTATTCATGGAAATGGCTTCTTATGTAGGTGACGTTTTATCATTATATTTAGATAACCAAATACAAGAAACATTTATACAAAAAGCAAGACAACAGGAAAATTTATACCAAATGGCTTACTTATTAGGATATACTCCTAAAGTAACAACTGCTGCTAGTGTTAATATAGATTTTTACCAACAACTACCAGCAAAATTAATAAATGGAGAATATGAGCCTGATTTTGATTATGCTATGCTTATTCCTGCTAATACACAAATAACATCTAATGTAAATAGTTCACAAAAATTCTTAATAGAAGATTCAATAGACTTTTCAGCATCTGGATCTTTAGATCCTACTACGTTATCTGTTTATCAAATATCAGGGACAGACCCAACTTATTATTTAATAAAAAAGACTAGAAAAGCTATATCTGCTACAATTAAAACAACTACTCTTACATTTAATGCATCTGTAAGATTTGACGAAAGAGTTCTTAAAGATAATAATATTATAGGCGTATTAGACGTGAAGGATTCTGATGATAATACTTGGTATGAAGTCCCAAATATGGCGCAAGAAAACGTATTTAATTCGATTAGAAACACAAATACTAATGACCCCACATATAATTTAGAAGTAGATGCTCCATATTTACTTCAATTAAAACAAGTTCAAAGAAGATTTGTAACTAGGTTTTTAGACTCAGGTTCTTTACAATTTCAATTTGGAGCTGGTTCGACTAGATCTAATGATGAAGATATAGTTCCAAACCCGGATAATGTAGGTTTAGGTTTACCTTTTGAAAGAACACAACTAACAACTGCTTTTTCACCACTTAATTTTATATTTACAGATACTTATGGAATAGCACCTTATAATACAACTTTAACAGTTAGATATTTAACAGGTGGGGGTGTAACTTCAAATGTAGAATCTGGAACTTTAACAGTACTTAATGATACTGGTTTTACTTTTTTAAATCCCAACCTTGCAAATACAGCTTTAGCAAACCAAATATTTGCTTCTGTATCATCTAATAATGTTTTAGCAGCAGATGGTGGTCAAGATGGTGATACTATAGAAGAATTAAGATTAAATGCTGTTGGTAATTTTCAAAACCAACTAAGAGCAGTAACAAAAGAAGATTATTTAATTAGAACATTATCAATGCCTTCTAATTTAGGAACAATAGCAAAAGCATATGCTATACCCTGCAAAATATCAGAATACCAACCCGGTGAACTACCAACAATTTTAGATTTATATGTTTTAACATATGATGCCGATGGTCATTTAAGAACAGCATCTTCATTAATTAAAAGAAACTTACAAACTTACTTATCAGAATATAGAATGATTAATGATTCTATTAAAATTAAAGATGCTTTTATTATTAATATAGAAGTAATATTTGATATAATAGTATTACCAAATTTTAATAATAGTGAAACAATTACTAAATGTATTGACTCTATGAGTAATTACTTTAATTTAGATAGTTGGCAATTAAATCAACCTATAATATTCTCAGATTTGTTTGTTTTATTAGATAAAGTAGAAGGAGTACAAACGGTTAAAAACGTCCAAATTAATAATTTAGTAGGAGAAGGTTTAGGGTATAGTGATTATGCCTATGATATACAAGGGGCTACAATTGATGGTGTTGTTTATCCATCAATAGATCCTATGATATTTGAAGTTAAATTTGAAAATACAGATATTAAAGGTAGAGTAGTACCACTATAAAATTTAAATTATGCCTAGAGGAAATAATTCAATACCAAACATTAAACCACTTTCAGATTCAAAACCTGGGGTAAGGGAAAGAACATCATTATTAAATAGTTTTAACCAAACTGATTTAGATTTAGAAAATAAAGAACCACTAGGAGGTCCAATAAACTCAGATCCTATCACAATAGATAATGTTGAATATGGTGGTTTTACTACCAAATATTCACCTACTGAACCTTATATTCAAGAAGGAAACCAAAAATCATCATTAGTAACAGTAGAACCAGGTGGTGATGTTGCAGATTTAGGAACATTAAAAGTAACAGCTTTAGATGTAGCATCAACCGAAGCTGGAATAAAACAAGGTGCTGAAGGAGGACCTAATAGAACAAATGCTACTAATCAATATAATACAGTTGGAAGTGATGGCACATACCAATTAACACAATATCCGGATACGCGAAATAATTTCACTCCAACACCTAGTAATGGTACTCCATTAAAAGATAGAGATGGTAAAGATGTTCCAAACCAAGAACTTCAAGCATACTCTCCAACTAGAACTTACATGGATTATATGATAGAACAAAAATCAAAATTATCAGATAAAATATAAGACATGGCTATATATAAAATATTCCCCGAAAAAGATGCTACAATGTACACTGAACTACCTAGTAAAAATACAGGTAGAGATGAATTATTAGAAGCATCAACATATTTAAAATTAGGAAATCCTGAAGTCAGTAGATATTTAGTTAAGTTTTCATCTAATGAAATTACAAATGTAATATCTTCAAAAATAGGAGATGGCAATTCAGAGTGGACAGCATATTTAAGAAACTTTCATGCTGTTGTTACTGGTTTAAATTTAGACCAACAATTAGAATTCTACCCAGTAGCAGGAGCTTGGGCTATGGGAACAGGAAAATTTTTAGACACACCAGAAGTTACAAACGGTGTTAGTTGGTATTTTTTAAATTACTCAGGTTCAGCAGCTGAAGGATCTACATTATGGCCTACAAGTACTTTCCCCACATATGTAACAGCTTCATGGTCTGGGAGTGTTAGTAATATATCAGCTGGTGGTGGTAATTGGTATACAGGTTCAAACTTAGCTTCTCCTTTAAATCAAATAACTCAATCTCAAACATTTACATATTCAGATACTAAAGATATAATTGTAGATGTAAAAAACACAGTAGAAACCTGGTATAGTTATTCATTAAACCCTGCAGAAGGATTTGCTAATGAAGGATTTTTAGTTAAAAATACATCTTCTGTTGAATGGGTACCATCAGCAAATGCAACAACAATATTTAAATATTTTTCAATAGATACTAATACAATATATCCTCCTCAATTAGAATTTAGATGGAATGATTATACATTTAATACAGGATCATCAACTAATAAAATATTACCACAAATAGAAAGTTTTATTTCTATATATAACAATCAAGGAACTTATTATTCACAAAGTATTCCACGATTAAGGTTTGCGGCAATGCCTAAATATCCTGATAGAACATTTTTAACAGCATCTTTATATTCAACTAATTTCTTTTTACCTGAATCACAATCTTTATATGCTGTAAAGGACACAGAAACAAATGAGTTTGTAATTGATTTTGATAATGATTATACAAGGATTAGTGCAGATGCTACGTCTAGTTTTTTTGATTTATATTGTAGTGGTTTAGAACCTGAAAGATATTATACAATTTTAGTAAAAACATCTGTAGGGGGTATTGTTAAAGTTTTTGATGAAAATATAATGTTTAAAGTAGCTAAAGGATGAGTTCTAATAAAAACATAAATCTAAAAAGAACTGTTTTTGATAAAGATAAGTTTAATGAAACAATTGATACTAATTTTTCACAACTTAAGGATATAGTTGATCCATCTTTCTTTGATCTAAACTTGGCTACGTTAGATGATTTTTGGAGCTTATACCAAAAATTGTTTTATGTAATACCAAAAGAAGGTGACGTTAATTCACACGCATATTTAGCACAAACTAGTGGAGATTATGCAGATTACGACCCAACACAAGAAGAAATTGAATCATTATTAGAAGAAATAGCCGAATTGAGAGAAGAAAATTTAGAAGTTAGACAGCAATTAGCTGATGTAGTAGTACAAACAGCACTTAATGCAGGAGCTGTTGTAGCAACAGGATCTATAGCAGGTGCTCCACAAACAGGCAACGCATAATATGGCATACGAAGACAACGTTTATTTAAATGATGAACCCATTAATCCAACAGGATCAGAAGATGGGTTTAATCCAAAACCAAGGGTAGGTACAACTGTGGAGGGGGAAGAAGTTATTCTTAAACCTACAATTAAAAAACCTTTTATAAATTTAGTTAATGAAGTTGATAAAATAAATGATGATGTTGTAACAGAAGGAGGTATTAAAATAATCCCCAACCCTGTTAAAAGACCCAAAACATCCCCAATTAATGAAATAATTCCAATTAGTGCTTCTTGTATTCCAATTAACCCAAATACCTTATCAGATGATGGTTATGAACTTCAAGACCAAGAAATTATTCCCCAAGAAGACATTACAGGTTCATTCCAACCCGGAAATAATGTAGTAGAACTCTTTACATATGATGCTGACAAGAGTTTAACTAGTGTAAATTATAACTATAAAGGTTGGACTACAGGAAAAAATACAGATTCTACTCTATTAACTGGATCTTATATTAATGATCAAGGTATAGAAGTAGTAATAAATGATCCCCCTACATCATCAATAACAGATGCTATAGAATTAAATCCACCTTTAGATGCTTTTAGATTAGGATTTGGTACGGGGCAAATATTTACTGCTTATAATTTTATTAATTATGAATTAGGATCAAGCCCAACAGACTCAGGTACTTTTTATATAGCATCAATATCTGGTGATAGAACAGAAATATCTATTAAATCCAACTTTATCCAATCACAAGATATAGTATCAGGGTATAATAATCTATCATCAAGTTTAGCAACATCTCAATATGCTGATGAATTTTATATTAGTTTATTTAATAATGATTATCAAATTGGGGTTAATTTATCTACCCCATCATCTTCAATAGACTTAAAAGATCCAACAATATTAATTAAATTATACGATCCTTTACCACCACAATTTGGGGTAAAATCTGAATTATATGTTGCAACTAAGGTAGGAGAAAGTGTTGCTTATAAAGTTACTTTTGCTGAAGAAGACCAATCTTCAGGTACTGGGGTTTGTTCATTAGGACCACAATATACAACTCAAGCTGAGTGTATAGCAGCAGGGGGTGTATGGACATTTATTAATGCTAATTATATTAAAGGTCCTAATATTAATATATCATTACAAGACTTAGTTAATAATTCAACAACATTACAATCTAAAGAAGATTTAATAAAAACTACATCAACAGCATCATTAAATAATGTTTTAAATCTTTTAAATACAAGGGGTGTAACTATAACACCTGATTATTCTTATAATACATTTAATGAATTTGTTAATTTTTCATCTGCAAAAGAAAGAGTAAATAATTTTTACGAAAAAGTTTCTCAAATCCAATCTTATGAAGCTGATATAGAATCAATTCAAACAACGGTAGCAGGTAATCCTAATGTAAGTGCTATATCACAAAGTTTAGCTAGTTTACAAACTAATATAACTAACCTTATTGAAAATTTTGATGGGTACGAAACATATTTATATTACAATACTTCATCATTATACGCTTACCCAAAAACAGGTTCAACATATCCTTTTGAATTATTACCAACAAACAGTACAACAGTATTAAATTGGTTAGGTAGTGACGCAGAATCAAGCGTATATTATGGCGGTATCATTAATTCTGCATCCTTATATGATGAGGGTAATCAAAATTGGTTATACTACACTATACCGCAATATATTGTAGATAATAATGATAATGTAGACTATATAACTTTTTGTAATATGGTAGGTCAATCTTTTGATGAAGTTTGGATTTACACAAGAGCATTAAGCGAAAGGTATAACACTACAAATGACCCTAACTCAGGTTTACCCCTAGGATTAGCTGCGGATGCTATTAAAGGAATGGGGTTTGAAACATTCGGGAATAATTATGATAACCAAGATAATTTTATTGGATTAGCAGGGGCAGATGCCGGGATGTATACACCCCCAACTGGAAGTGAATTAATTACTAAATATGTAGCTGTTAACAATGGTCAAATAATAAATTATTGGGATGCGGGTTATTCATGGTATGATTATGTAGAAGAAATTACTGAAGCAGGTTTTCCATATGCTATTGATAAAGTAAGTAAAGAAATTTATAAACGTCTTTATCATAATATGTCTTCTTTAACTAAAAGAAAAGGAACAATATCAGGTTTAAGACAATTAATTAATATATGGGGTATACCAAATACAATTCTTAGGATTAATGAATTTGGTGGTAAAAATAGAGATAATAGTAATGACTATGATTTATGGTATAACAGATTTAGTTATGCATATACTCCAGTAGCAGGTCAAGCCCGTGCAAGTTCATCAGTATTAGTACCATGGATGCCATTAGAACGAAATGCAATAGCTGATATAAATGAAGTAGGTGATACCCAATTTATAGTACCTGATGGAGTAGGTATGAGATTTAAAACTACAGGCTTTCCATCCTCAAGTTATGGTGGTAACTTTAGAAGTCAATCTTTAATGTCTAAAAAGTCTAATGGTATTAAAGCTAATACAGCCATGGATTGGGGAGTAGGTTTACATTATGATGACCAACCTTCAGGATCTTATAGTGGTTCTAGTTTTAGTGATTATTATGAATATGGAAAGTTAACCTTTTGGTTATCTGGGTCTAGCGCACAGGGAGGAGTAGCATCAACGGCTCCAATATATCTACCCTTTTTTAATAAAGGATGGTGGACAATTTTACTACAAAGAGATGCACACGTAAGTCAAAGTAATAATACAGATAACGTAAAATATACTTTATATGCAGCTAATAATCAATATAATGGAGCTGATGGTAATACAATAGGATGGACAGGATCATCAAGTATTACAGTTCAAGGAGGTTCTTCTTCATCTTTAAATGAATCATGGAATGCTTTTGGAACTGGTGCTGATGATGGAGTATATGTTGGTGGTTATATTTCTGGATCTAGAGTTGGAGACCAAACTATAGCTGGAGTTGGAAAAATATTTTCAGGTTCACTTCAAGAATTTAGATATTATTCACATGCAATTGGAGAAGAAGTATTTTTTGATTTTGCAATGAATCCTGAATCTGTTGAAGGAAATGCAATAACAGGATCCCAATCATCATTTGATATAGTTAATTTTAGAGCACCTTTAGGAAATGAATTAGAATATTTATACACTTCATCAGGGAGTAGTTTATATGTAACCGAGATATCATCATCTCACCCTGCAATTACAGGTTCATCTTTTCCAGTTTATACTCAATCGTTTGTAAATCCTGCTGATTTATCAACTACATCTAGCTATAAGTGGATTGTATATGATAATTTAAATACTAGAACATATAGTAAACCTAATTATGAGATATACCAACTAGACCAACCAGCAATAGGAATTAGAAATAGGGTATCAAATAAAGTTCAAGTTGCTGATGGTGATGCTTATGGTAAAGTATTATCAAGACAAATAAGTATAGATCAAGATTATTTACAAAGTTCAAGTTATACTGAAGATACCACAGATTTAGAAGTTGGTTTTTCACCTCAAGATGAAGTAAATGATGACATAATAGCAACTTATGGTTACGGAGCTATATCATCAGTAATAGCAGATCCAAGATTTGTAACATCATCTTTAACATATTACCCAGGATTAAAAAATATTGCTAAGGATTATTTTAAAAAATACTCAGAAGGTAGTGTTTGGGATTACTTAAGATTAATTAAATATTTTGATAATTCATTATTTAAAGCAATTAAATCTTACGTACCAGCTCGTACTAGTGTAACTACCGGTGTTATAATTAAACAACATATGTTGGAGCGTAATCGTATAAAAACTCCAACAGTTGATCCAAGAACAGAAGTAGCATTTTTTATGACAGGTTCACCAACAACAGTATCACTTGATACTGGAGCTTTATATGGGACAGGACAATATGGACTAGGATTATATGGACTTAACGGAGCCGACTCATCATCTTGGGCCCCTAACTCATTTAATAATCCAATATTTAAAAAAGATTTAGTATATAATGCTACAATACCTGTTATAACATTAGATGGAGGCACATCAGGCCAAAAAATAGATTCATTTACAGCTGGCCCTGGATTTGAAACAACCTTATATACAACCAATACAACATCATCACTTAATAAATTAGTAAAAACAGGATCTTTATATTATAGTGGCTCTGGAATTGCATTAGTTTATAACACAGGTCAAAATCCAATATTTAGAAGACAATCAACAGCTTACAAAACTGGTAGTGCTATATATTTTCATGAGAATTTAAGTTCTCAAGAACAAGAAATGGAATCCACAAGACAACTAAGAAGTAAATTTAGTTTTTTAGTTGATCAAAATATAGGACCTAGCATTGTAGCAGATATTGTAGTAACATCTAGTATTAGAGGTGTAATATGGAATGAAGAATATACTTTTGGGGATAATGTAGAAGTACTTAGTTCTGCTACTACAACTCCTAATACTGTACAAGATGATGGTTATATTACAATCTACCCTAATGAAAGATTAATATGGAATATTACTAGAAGTGGAGGTAGTGGTACTTTAACCGGGGTTACTTTTAGAATAGGTGATTTACCTGAAGGTGATCATAATGGTGACTCAATACAAGGAGAAGTTGTATCGCTGCCAGCACCTAATAATGGTGATCCAATGTCACAGCAAGGTTGGTTTGAATACACACCTTCTATTTCAGGTAGTGTTAGAACATTTGAAGAAGATCAAAGACAATTTTATAATGGGGAGTATAGTGGTAGTGAGTTTGTTGCAATGACTCAATCATTATTAAATAACCCATTCGCTCCTTCTCAAACACCTGATACATCATACCACATGAAGGTGATTGCGAACACTGATAATATTAATAATAATTTTGAATCTACAATGCTTGGCAATTTATATCAAGCTAATTTTGTTGTTAAAGTTTATGATGGTATTGATCAAGTGACAATGGAAAGCATCTTATCAAGAATGGAAAAATGAACTTTTTCCCAGTAGATATGGGAATACAGCAATGACAGGATCTATTGTTTTTGTAACTATTCCAGGTACAGCACCTCTGTCGATGTTTGTACATGCAATAATTATGCCTGCTCAAGTAACTTTAAATCCTTTTGGTGGGTCTCCAACAGGTACTAATCTACCTTTGTCAGAAATGATATCAAATAATCCAGTTCCAACTCCAGTAGCACCAACTACAAAATATTCTCCATTTACTGATGTTGTTGATAATGGTGAAGGAATGATGAATTACATAAATCCTTGGATCAAATTTCAACAATGGACACCAGGAGATAATATTTCTCAGTTTAACATATACTCCGCTCCACCTTTTAGTGATAGTGGTGTAGGGGGTGCATGGGATTCATCACAAATTCATACAGCTTATCTTGGACGATCTCAAGACTCTGACAATCAATATCCAATAGTAACTAGAGAATTTGGAGGTCAGACATTAGGTTATTGGAATTCTACCATCAACCCAAATGCATTAGCTTCATTAGGTGAAGATTTAGATTATTTTATTCTTTATGAATATCCTCTTCAAGATGAACAATTTGCTA